TTACATTACAATACGGGCCAAAATTTGGACGAAACGAAAGGTGGCTACAAGCGCATAAACGGCAAATGCCATGAGAATATAAAGCAAAATATAACCGTTCCATACCATTAGCCCGGGAAAAATAAGGCCGAGTAGTGCTATAAGGGTAAAATAAATCCCGACACGTAGCGGACTTATGATAAAATGCACCATTTCGTCGTAGCGCTCATATTTTTTCAGCAATTTAATGGAATAATGATGTTGCAAGTGCGGAAGCGTAAGTAAAGAAAGATATGCGGAGGTAAAAACAACGAGGTAGATAATGATCATAAGGGTAATAAGCGCCCGCAAATGATGACCGCTATACGGACGCCCAATCATAAGCCCGACAAATGCCAAAAGACCGGCAAAGGCGGGATAATGTTTTTCGATTTGGCGACGGCTAACTTTCATATTTCAAAGATAGCCATTTACCTATATATATAATATGTATAAACAGACTATTCCGCGCGGATCACGCCCACAATAAGACCTATACCGGTGATGTCCGACTTGGGAATTTCAAAGGGCGGGTAATCCGGGTTGTCGCTTTTGAGGGTATAATGGTCCTTTTTGTTGCCGGGCAAGATGCGTTTCACAAGTAGCCCTTGATCGCGCGTGCCTATGAGGTGGGGGCGGTTCCATTGGATGTAATTGGGATTTTCCAACCGGCGAACGGCCACAATATCGCCCGAATAGTATTTGGGTGCCATACTGTTGCCGGTGATTTCGATAAGGAAATCCACGTTCATGTGGCGGAATTTGGGAATGACGTAATGTTCTTTAACGTCCTTGGCCAAGGCGGCCAAATCAAAATTACCGTGGCCCGCGTTGGCTTGGGCTTGCACCAACGGAATACCGCGCCCTTCCGGGGCCGGCACCATGGATGCCGGACGCTCATCCGCACCGGAACGAAGCATCTCACCTTCACCGGTGATCAGCCAATCGGGATTGAGTTGAGGGAAGGATTGTAAAGTTTTCTGTATAACTTTTATCCCTACATTGGTTCTTTTCTTTGAAATTTCGGTAAAAATCGAAGGTGATACGCCAATTTTTTGAACAAAATCCCGCTTCGACTTAATAATTCCCTTATCTTTTAGATAATCATAAGTATCTAAAAATCTTTTAGTTACGTCATTTACTTCATATGATTTTGTTTTTGGCATATATAATTCTGTATTTTTGCTTTGTTATTTACAGATTTCTACATATCTTTGTAGATGAATTTACGTAAGCGTAACCAAAAGTATGAAAAAAATCAAACATAGGGGTCCGTTTAGTGAAAAGGAATTGAAGCTGTTGCGCGGGAATTTTAAGCGAATAGCCCGCAAACACAAGGTATCGCGGCCCTATGTAAGCTATTTGGCCACAGGCAAAAAACCGGCCAACAATCCCAAAGCCAAAAATATCATCGCCGATTTAAAAAAGCTACTCAACGCTTATAAGGCGGTGTTATAAATCATATAGGTATGAGAAATAAACGAAAAAAATCATCCCGCAAGATGTTACGCACCGCTCAGAAACGGGCGCGCCTTTGCGAACAATGTGAACAACGCATTACCGAACGGGTAATGAAAGAACTTGAAAAGCGTATGCTTACGGCTATTTCTCAGGTGGAATTTTTGAAATAAAGTTTTGGAGATGTTTATTAGCCGCTTTTTTAATACGCTCTTTGACCTTTTCCGGTTCGGTGCCTTCGAGCTTGGCCACAACTTTGGCGTAATCGTCAAGGATGGCAAGGGCAAAGGCCCAACCACTGATGGCCCTTTGTGCAAAATCATCAAAAAAATTTTGCTTTTCCATATCACTACGTTTGAAGGGGTTAGCAAAACAAATGTAGTGATTTTTCCCGAGTGGCACACTCCCGGGTTCAAGTCCCGGGCGGGAACAAATGAAACAAAAAACGGTTTAACGATTACACGATTGAACGATTTAACAACCGAATGAAAACCTTCCCGCCCGACATATTGACCGTAAAAACCAAAGCGGGTGTGCGTCACTGGCTGGCGCATCACGTGGTGGTGCAAATGGGCGGGTATTCGGAGGAATATTTATGGAAAATCCGTTCTACTTATAAAGAAACGGTCCCGCAATCGCAACGCGGCTGGGCGTTTATGCCCGACACGGGTCATGTGTGGCGCTGGGCGCGTAAGCACGGGACTTTTTATTATGCCTTGGACAACCTTCCGCGCCGGCTCAGGGATATGGCCCGCGCTTATGTGGAGGATGTCCACAGCCAAGGCGTTCGCACGTTGCGCCAAGAGATCGAGCAATACATACGGGATCATCTCAACGATTGGTTGCCCGTGTATGCCGGTGAGAGCTATAAGCGTGCGAAGGAATTGGCCACGGCGGCTTGTGTGGTGGACTTTTTGGCCGCCCACTTTCCGGAACGGGGACGCAAGGCGCTGTTGGAAGAGGTGGTGCGTTTCCGCTATGCCTACATTCCCAAAACATGGCTTACACTCTACCGCAAGGTGCGCGCCTATATGGACGGCGTGCCCATGGACGAACTGATCCGCTTGCCGCGCTACGGCAACCGCAACGCCTTGCGCTACGATGACGAGGAAGTGAAAGCGTGGATTATCGCTCTGCGCGCTGACGGCCATAACTACACGGCCAAACATATAGCCCGCAAGGTGCGCGAAATGTGTGCATTGGCGGGCAAGCCGGCACCGTCGGAGCGATGGATTGAAAATTTCGTGGCAAGTCCAGAGGTGGAATACCTGACGGCCTTGGAACGATACGGATCGGGACGCTTGGCCAACCGCTACAAGCCATATATACCTGTGAAACGCCCGATGTATGCCGGCGACGCATGGCAAATCGACGCCACGCGCGTAAACATGATTGCCCACCGCGACGCCGCCGGCAAGGAAAGGCATTTGTTTATGGTGACGGTGCGCGATGTATATAGCGGTGATGTGTTGGGCTACCATTTTGATTACAAGGAAGACAGGTGGGCGGTGTTGAATGCCGTCAAAATGGCCGTTATGGAGGCCGAATACCTGCCTTATCAAATGATATTCGACCGTTTTCCGGGACACAACACACCGGAAGCGGAGGAATTTTTCGACCATTTGCGTGCCTTGGGCGTGAAGGTGAGCTTTACGCACAAAGCCACCGGCAAGGCACAGCTTGAACGCTGGTTTGGCACGCTTCAAACGGTGTTTATGCAAGACAGCGAATACTACTACGGCGAGGGTGTTCAGAGTCGCCGTCCGTATGCGCACCGGTCGCCGGAATATTTGGCACGGCTCAAACGTCAATCGCGCAAAGAGGGCTGGGATCTGGAACGCGCCGTAAACGAAGCGGCACGGGTGATAGAGGCCTATCGCAATACGCCCTATTCGGTGTATTCGCGCAAGTATGCCCGCATCGACAAATCGCCCAAGCAACTGCACGCCGAAAGCGAAAAACCGAACGTGCGTCAAGCCACGCGCGGCATCATCTACGCGCTGTTTGCCTACAAAAAAGAGGTGAATATACGCCGCGGCGGCATGATACGCACCGAGATATACAAACAGGAACTCTACTACCACGTGGACGATCACGACTTGGTGAAACGGCACCGCACCTTGTGGATTGCCTACATGCCGGATGATTTGGACACGGTGGAATTGTTTGTGCGCAAGGGTCCGTTTTGGGTGCCTGTGGGCACGGCGCGGGCGGTGGAACCGGTGGAAATTTACGGACCGCAAGCGCAATTCGACGGGCTGGGCCGCTTGAAAAAGAAACTGGCGGAAATGGACGAGAAGCGCCGGGCCGAATTGGAAGAAATCATTGCCCAAGCCGGCGAAATGGAGCTGTTGTTGGGCCGGTATGCGCGTAAGGAAGATGCCAACGCGGCCGAAACCGTGTTGGTATCGGGCGACGAAGTGATGATGGAGGCCTACGAGCCGGTGGTTCGACAGGCTCACCAACCGTCCGGTAAAAGGGTATATAAACAACCACCGCCGGACGCGATGCCCGGCGATGATGATTGGCTTATAAATCAGCTATAAACCTAAAACTAAATATATGACAAAGTTACAAAAATTACAGGTAATCGAAGCTATCCGGCGTGAAATAGACACGTTGGGAAGTGCTTCGCGTGTGGCCAACAAGCTTGGTATCAGTAAGGCAACGTTGAGTAACATACTCAATCGTAAGTGGGACCGCATCAGCACGGAACTGTGGAACCGTGTGGCATCGGCGCTTCATGTGAGTTTCGGTTCATGGCAAGTGCATCCCGAGGTGAGCAATACGCGTATGTTGATGAATTTGTTCGGCAAGGCAAGGCAACATGCTTTGTTTGTGCCGGTGAGCTACTATGCCGGGAGTGGCAAGAGCCAAGCCGCCAAATATTACATAAGCGAGCATCCGGGCGAAGCGGTGTATTACCTTAATTCGCGCGAATGGGCACGCCGCGAGTTTTTGACCAACCTGATGCGTGTGTTGGGTATCGAACCGCCCAAGGGGGTGGTCACGGTGGATCAGTTGGGTGAATTGGTCATCCGGTTTTTTCAAGAGCGTGCGCAATGGAAACCGCTTCTTATTCTGGACGAGGCCGATAAGCTCAAACCGAGTGCGTTGCGTTGGTTAATCCACCTGTTTAACGCCACGGAAGACAAATTGGCCGTGGTGATTATGGGGACGGAAAACCTTGAAAAGGAAATCAAACGCGGCGTCCGGTTGGCAAAAAAGGGCTACGACGAAATCGACAGCCGCTTTGGCCGGAATTATATCCGGCTCATGGGCGCCACGCGTTCGGATGTGGCCAAAATATGCGAGGCCAACGGCATTACGGAAAAGGAAGTCCAAGCCCGGATTTTCAAGGAAGCCGGTCCGGTTCAAAAACGTTTACCGGACGGAAGTTTCGCCCAAGTGGTGGAAGACCTTCGCCGCGTCAAGCGGATCGTGCAACGCGAATTGATGCGTAGGGAATTGGAGGCGGTAAACGTGGCACGTGAAACGGTAAACGGATAATCGAATAAATACGTACAATCATGACCACAGAACTTCGCACACACGATCAGATCCGCCGTCGTATGGAACAAATCGCCGATATACTGACCGGCGCCTTTGCGGATAGACTGGAAGATCAATACCGCGCCGATTTGCAAGCGGAGTATCGTCGTTTGGAGGCGCGATTGGACAAAATCACCGGTATTAAAATCATTTGGGTAGAAGAAAGCGAAATGCTTCTTTGGCTTGAAAACGGACGCCCGGTAAAAGGACTGTCCGGTCCCATAGCCCGTGAGAAATTCAACAAAATTAAAACAATTATAAAACCTTATAACCATGACAACCGTAAAAACACCGCAAAAAAAACAACTGCAAAAGCTCAATGAGGCCGTAAACGAATGGCTGTTGTTGGGCGAACAAATTCAAAAGCTGAAAAAGCAGCAAGAAGAATTGATGCAAGAGGTGATCGAGCCTTTTGCGGTGGAATACAAGCCCATTTTCCGCGAAGGAAAATTCGAGCTGGAAGCCGGATACATTCTTTGGGCGGCCGGCCGTCCGAAGTTGGTGACGGCCGAAGGCAAAACCGTGAGCAAACAGCTGAAAAACTTGCTGGTGAAACGCCTTCCGGGCGAAGTGATCAAGCAAGATGTGGACGTAACGAAGCTGGAAAAGGTATTGGCCGAAAATCCGGTGGTTCGCCAAGCTTTGGAAGAATTGGAAGTGGAGCTGGTGCGCACGCCGTCGTTGCAAATCAAGCCGTATAAGGCGAAGAAGAATGTATAATGAATGATTACCATGCGCTCACACGTCAGTTGGATGCCGGGCATATTAGCGTCGCGGAGTTTGTCCGGGCGCTTTTCGGCCCGGATTACGGACCGGTGGAAGCCGAAGCGGCTTTTTGGCTTTATCATGAAGCCGGTGGGCGCCGTTATACGAAAGAGGAATTTGAAAAGGAAGCAACGCTCGGAACTTAAAATCATGGAAATGATGAAGATAGGAAAACCGGTCAATGCACGCATTCGCATCATCAACCGCGATGTGTTCGCCGTAAACGGCAAGTATGTGATCCGCACGAGCAACGGATGGATCAAGCAAATCGGCGTCTATACGGACGACGAAATGGCGGCCATTCATCGCACCATTAAAGTTATGGCCGGCAATAACCAATAATCCCGAGTGGCACACTCCCGGGTTCAAGTCCCGGGCGGGATCTAACAACGGATTTAGGCATTGGGACTTAGGGATTAGGTTTCCCAAATCCCAAATCCGAAATCCCAAATCCGCAAAACAATGAGACCACAATTCAACCGAAAAAAGCGCCTGCACCGCAAATTGATGACCGTTCTCAGCCAAATGGGTGTGGACGACGATATGCGCCACGATATGATTTGGCGCTATACGGGCGGGCGGACGGCATCGAGCCGGGAATTGACGCAATCGGAATTGGAACACCTGATTTCGCGCTTGGAAGACGACCGCGAAAACAAGGTGCGGCGGTTGCGTTCCACAATCCTTGAAATTGCCACACGCACCGGGATACATGATCCCAATGATTGGAGCAAGTTTAACGGCTTTATGCTCAACCGGAGCGTGTATAAGAAGCCGTTGCCGGATTACAGCTATAAAGAATTGAAAGATTTATTGCGTCAATTCAAGGGGATTGAGCGTTCGTTTGCCCGGGCGTCGAAAAATCCGAAGAATATGAGTTATTGGAAAAAACGCGGCTTGGAGCCGTCAAAAAACTAAGGATATGGCTATTAAACCTTTACCTAAGGGAAAAAGTTTAAAAGAGATCCACGACTGGTGGAATTACGGGATTAATCCCATAACGGGGATGCGTGATCATATTCAGGGAAGAAAGAAAAGCGATAATTATTCCCTGTATGTTGAATATATACAAAACAATCATGATAAGAAGAGTAAAAGTTGAGTTTCCGCTCAAATATATCAACGATATGATGGATGTTGTGCTCCATGAGGCGGGCGCTTACAAACGGCGTTTATTCCGTCATGAAGCGGAGCATATTGAGCGCGTGCAAGCCGTATGCGAAGAACAATTGCTATGGATGCTCTACGAAACATTACAAAAAAAGGCCATGAAAATGGCGTTATCCGGGAAAGGTATGAACGAACCGGTGAAGCTCAAGCTTTCCGTGCCGGTGGCTTACATATTCTGGCAAACGGCCTTGCGAAATACTACCGGGAATGATGAGTTTGACAATATCCTCTCCATTATTGTTACCCAACTTGATAAACAGCTTATATGAGCTACCAAAAAGTAATTATGATCGGTCGCCTTGGAGTTGATCCGGATATATGGTATTCCGGGACGGGAAGAATACGCACCGAAATTTCGTTAGGCACAACCCGCCCAAGGCGTTCCGGTGAAAAAACGGAAACGGAAATTACTTGGCATAAGGTTGTATTATGGGGCAAGCAAGCGGAAGCGGCGAATATGTATCTCCATAAAGGGAGTAGAATAATGGTAGAAGGATACTTGCATTATCGCAAGATCAACGGAGCGGACGGCCTGCGCTACAATACGGCCGAAGTGGTGGCCGAACGCGTGATTTTTTTGGACAATAAACCTAAAAATTGATTGATATGAAAAAAGAACTTTGGTACGTTCATATAACGTATATCAACAAGCCGAAAAACCGTTTGTATGCCGATGTTTACGGCTTTCTTACCGGTTTGGACGGTTTCGGCATTGATAATGTCGATGCGCATAAAGAAGCGGTTTCAAGAACCATTTTAAAAAAATAATTATGAAAAACGAAAAAACACTCACCGAAAAGTATTTAGACATTTACTTAAACAAAGTCGGCCGGTTTGAAAATCTTAAAGAATGTGCACGACGACAATACAATGCCGGAGGATTCTCAGATTTTTGTGATGCACTGAAATGGTGTTTGGCACTTGAACTATCCATTTATTTTCCACAAATGGATGCCCATTTGGACAGCGATTATTTTGAAGATGATAAAGGGAATGTGATGGTAGTTATTCGTGAATTGAATACCGGCGAAGGCTACGAACTTACCGAATGGATGCAAAGACACGGATACAATGAATAAAAAACTCAAACAAGCCATTCGCTATATCCGCGAGGAGCAAGAGCGGCAAGCGGAAAAATGCAAAGCATTGAATAAAATCTTGCATGAATTGCAAGAGATATGCCCGCATGATGAAGTGGAGGTTACGCATACTTACCGGGGGGAGTTCCGGCGCTGTAAGGTGTGCGGGTACCAAGAGATAGTTCGATGAGTGAACAACGAACAACTAACAATGAATAGTGAAGAATGAAATCCAAAATCCCAAATCCCTAAAACAAAAGGTTAAAGTTAAAATATAAACAAATGTCAGAAAAAGCAAAATTAAAGCGCCGGTTGAACACCTTGTATCGTTACAAGGCGATTGGAGATTATTATGCCGAGATTTATAATCCGGATATTCCCTTGCGCCGGCTTTGGCGAAAATATATTTATCCCAAGTTTTATGTGAGTTACAGCACGTTTGATAAAGCAATTTCCCTGTCGTGGGACCGGGAAATCGAGGAGTTGGAACGCAAATTGTCCGAAAAAAACGTTTAAGTATTCGGGTATGATTTCCACCAAAGCACCGGCATTTTCCAAGGTTTGTTTGTATTGTTCGGCGGTGTCCGGGTAGAGTCCGGTGGCTATAATCGAAGGCGCATTATCCATCAAGTGTTTGGCTTCTTTAAGTCCTGCTCCGATAAGATTTCTAATAGCTTTGAGGACGTCGATTTTTTTATCCCGGCATCTATGAGCTTGACCGTATAACCCGTAGATTGCGGTTCTTTTTGATTATTTTCTTCAACGTTGTTTTGGTTTTTCTTAAAGGTCATTTTCTTTCTCCCAAGTCATAATAAATCAGGCTGTAAGTAACGGCATATTCCACGATGCCGTCGGTACGCCGGTGCGGTACGGTGGATACATGGGTCATTTTTCCCGTATTGTCCAAAGGTTGCCAACCGTGGAATTGGCGATGGAGCGCTTCGATAACGTCCCAGATTTGCAAGGCGCGTTCCTGTTGTTGTTGCGGTGCGGTTGCGGTGGTGTTGCCCAGGAAGTAATCGGCTACGGTGAGTTGAACTTCCAGTTGCAGGATACGCGTGTTGCGTGGCAAATTGCGCGGATTGATCCCGGCATGCGAGGCGTCGATGCGGGTAATGTCGGTCAAGACGGCGGGGAATTTCACCGCCGGGCGGTCCAGATCCAGTTGCCCCCAATCGGTGGCACTGTAACGCACGCCTTCGGTTTGAGCGGCGTGATTGACGATGGCTTGCACTAATGCTTTCATCTTTTATGGTTTTTGGGGTTAAGGATTTGCTTAATGGTTTGGTCGATTTCTTTGATTTGTTCCTCGATTTCTTTTTTGACGATGCGGTCCACTTCCCGGTGCGGCCCGATAAACCGCCGTTCGGGTATACAAATTTTATCACCGGCGCGTTTGAGGGCCATAGCCTTATAAAAACCGGCCATGGGCGAGCGTTTGTCGGCTTGGCGGAATTGCCACCAAAAAAAGCGCTTCATGCGCGGTGTAACGGTGATTTCGCCCCCTTCGTTGTGAATGCGGGCATAAGGAAGGTAGCTTGTCCATACGATTTTATTCCGCCCGGTGCGCGAACGTATGCTTCGGCGCAAGGCACCGGACACAATCAGCAAGGAACCTTTGCGTCCCGGATAACGCCGGCGCGGCCATGGCCGGTCAAAAAAGCGCTTATGCTCGAAATTCAGGTCAAAAGCGCCGCTTAGCTCGATTTCGATATTCCGAAGCAAACGCATCAGGATTTTTTCCGTATTCGTTGATTTTTTGGCCATTTTTAGAATTTTATGTATCTTTGCATTGGCTTACCGGCATTTGTCCGGTAATGCAATGGTGTGGTGATCGCCCGTGAGGGGGTGGAACCGCACCCCAAGCGGGATGAAAATCCCGCTATTTTTTTTTTATAATCATCATAATCTTCATTTTGAATTTTTTCCATTTTTTGATATATTTGCATATCAAATCACATTTAAAGTGGGCGCGTTTGCGTCCACTTTGCCCAATAGCCGGTATAAGCCGGCTATTGAGATTTATAGCGTTCGTTGTTTTTGCAATTCCAAAATTTTTCATATCTTTGCGATAGCTTTCCATTACGGAAAGCTGGTGCGACGATCGCCCGTGAGGGGGTGGAGTCGCACCCCGGAGGGGCAAGCGGTGCAAACGTTTGTCCCTTTCTTATTTTAGCCATTGTTTTTTCAATTCACTTCTTACATACCGTTTATAAGTATTATCCGGAAAAATGATAACTATATGTTCAACATTTTTGTCCCAATCCTTCATTATAATTCGTTTTAAAACACCAAATACATCATTTATATTTACATTCATCATGGTCTTAACTACCGGTAAAATTTGGAAAATCATTTCATTAGCTCCTTGATTTGATGCCGATTTCATCCCGCTTTGAAAAGCATTTTTTATGTTAAATGTTCTATTATCTTTGTGAGGAAATGTTTTTACATCACTATAAATTTTCATTTCGATATTCCATCCATCAGGGTTTTTTGTATTTGGAATGTTTGTTACAGGTAGCATCCTATATTTTTCACCATTATTTGCTAGAATTGAAAAAGCTCTTTTGTTATAAAACCATTCCTTTTTTTCCTGTTTTCCCTTGGTAAAAATTTCCAATCGTCCGCCGTTTTTAATGCCTTTGACGGGCACGAAAGGAATACGGGCATAGCGATCGTGATGGAAGCGGGCAAAAAGAATAAGGGTGTTTTGCTTGACCGCCTTGCCGTCTTTCAGCCGTGCATATGGATGGTGGGGCGGGAAAATCACTTTATGTTTGGCGGGATTAAAGCGGAAGATGCGCAATTTGTTTACGCCCCGGCGGTTGATGTAGGTGGTGGCTTTTTCGCCCAGGCGCCGGGCTTTTTCGGGGTCGCTTACCGGATGGTTATCCTTGACGCGCACGACGGTACAGCGGCAATTCCACCCATTGGGCGGGTAGTATTTGTCCCAAAACGGATCTTTGGCCGGCAAGGTGATGCCGTGAAGCGGGCGGTGCGATTGGCGTACGCGCTCGTCGTTGGCGGTGCGGTATTGGAGCAAGGCATCGTCGCCGTCGCGGGTGAGGTAGTGCCAGCGTTCGGCCATTTGAGAGGACGCCACGGCAAAGTTGTATTCGGCTTCCAAGTAGCGCCGGTGCGGGGCCGATACTTCTTTTTCCACTTCCCGGCGCCATTTGTAATAGGGTTTGATTTGGTCGCCGTCCAACAAAAGGCGTGAGGCTTGTAGGAGTTGGGCATGGGTTTTCAGCCCGGAGAAAATAAACACGTTTTTGCGGAATGCCTTTTTGAGTTCGTCCGGGAGTTTTTCATGTTTCAAAGCCGGTTCCAATACTTCGTATGTGGCTTGTATGAGCCGTTGATAGGGCGTATTGAGAAGGAAATCGTCCGGGTGATAGGATTTGTTACGATACAGGCGGTTGATGGCCCGTTTAAGGGCTTTTTCAAAGCGTTTTAAAAGCCGTTTTTCGGGCTTTTTGATGTCGCCCGTTTGTCCGGCCAAATCGCGGTGGCACCGCCCGTGATGGCAGTGTGTGTCGTAGAGTTCGGTCAATCGCCGGTGGAGTGCCCCGAAATACTCGGGGCTCAGTCGAAAAAATCGTTATCGGACGCCGACAGTTGGGTATCGGCCGAGCGCTTGCCGGTGATGGGAATGCCGAATTTTTCGCGTATCCATTCGGTATCCACGTCATAATAGGGCAAGGTTTCGGTGGTCATTTTCCACAGGCGTTCCAGGTTTTCTTCTTGCGGATAGACGGCGATCAGGTCGCCGGTGATAAGGCCGAATTTTTTAAGGGCCGGGATGACTTGGGCGTTCCAATAGTTTTCGATGAGCCTCAGGTCGTTTTCGATGAGGATGCGCAACATTTCCTTGGCGCTCTCGTCCTTGGCACGGCTTCCGTTTTTGGTGTCTTGGCCGATTATGGCGCCGCTAACCAGCATGGAAATTTCGTTGTTGCATACGGCAATCAGGTTGCGATAGACGTCACCGTTGGTGCTGACACCGGCGGCAAAACTGAACTCTTCGTTTTCGTCGATGATCATCCAGGCGGCGGCGCCCATGTTTTCCATCATTTCACGTCCGCGTTGCAAGGCTTCCGGGTCCGATGTGTCGGTTTTGAGGACGCGGGGCGGAATGCCGTATATTTCACAAAGTTCCGACCAAGCGCTTTGCGCAAAACGCTTGAACAGGATATGCGGTACCAAGGAATTGAGCAAACCGTATTTGTCTTGCGGATTGTAAAATTCCAGCAAGGTATGTCCGTAGCCCGGCAAGCGGCGGTATTCGATGTATTCGTCCCTATAGATGTCGGGAAAGACGATGCCCGCTTCGGGATTGATATTGGTACGGGGCAAAAGGATCACGTCCAAGTCGTTGCCGAGGCGTTGCAATTCAATCAA